TGATGCTCTTGCATTGATGATGATCGCATTACGATCGCCAATATAAAGAGAACGAGCATTAATGCTTGGATCTTTAATAAGATTTTGGATTAATCGATCAATCGCTATTCCTTTTTTAAGAAGAGAGCGGTTCGTTAGGACATCTTCATCTTTTGCTGTCATGTATTTGATCTCAATTGAATCCTGTCCTCTTAAGGAGTGTCCTTCTGGATATCTTCCTTTGGATGGGATTTGAACAAATTGTGTTGGTGTTACAAAATCCATTGGGTTGGCCATTTGTGGCGCATCTTCTGACGATTTTGGTTTGTGACCGCCCATCATGCGGTCTTGGTTGTTTCTTTTCTTCATTAATACCTCTTAGTTTATTGTGTTCTAGAGCCAGGACCAGCCAAGGTCTCAAAATTTTGTTGACCTGGTTCTTCATGTTCAGCCCAGTCATAAGAAACATCTAGGGTATATTGAACGAGATCATCGGAACCATAGTCAAGGTCCCCCCATGAAATTTTTGTTATGATTGGATTGTGAAGTGTCCACTTCTCTGTGAAATTGATATTTCCTGTTCCATCGGTTCCTTCTGGTGCCAATTGATAGATTATGAAAGTCGTGCCAAAAGCGGATATACTTGCTGCCTTCTCTGGAGAAACGACTGGGGCAAGAAATGAACCGCCTTCAGCAGCAGCCCTATTATCGGGTAGGGTGGAATTTGCTCCACTTGGAGTCACATAGCCTGTCGCCATTAACATCTCGAATAATTTACCAGAAGTACTTCTCTCGAGTGGTTTGCGAACATTTTCACCGCCAGGTACTGTAGAGATGGAGTTTCCCCAAATCTGATTATCGACAAATGTCATTGTAATCGGTTCCCACTTGGGAATACCGGGATAGTTATAGTAATGATTAATCATTCTATATTCTTTCTTCTCGATAGTCACAGCCGGCTTTGTGATAGTAGACAAAGAAAGCATCCATCCGCCATTACCTAGTTCAACAATGAATCTAGATTTTTGTTTAGGATGGCTGCTTTTTTCGTTGAGATCATTGCCCCAAAATGCCATTTAAGACTCCTTGATTACGGTGTGTAACCAGCCTTGAAAATCTCTGAATTACCATCAGCTGACCACTTAGCCCAGTCGTATTTAATTGTCAAGGAGATCTCAGACAAGCCATCGTCTTCATAAGAAAGATCGCCAAATCCAACCTTTGTTACGAATGGATTGTGAAGTTCCCATTGCTCAATTGTATTACCTTCAGCATCAAGTTGTGAGACGATGAATGGCTTTAAAGCAGCAGTTGCACCGCCTTTTGCCATAGTATGTAAGGCATCGGCACCCGTAAGGTAATCAGAATCTGGGAATCTATACCCTGCACCATGAAGGAGGTCAAGAGTCTGCTTCGCTGCATCCGGAGAGACCGGATCAACCAATGTCAACTCACAATCATTCCAACTCACGGAACCAGGATACTTGAATGTGTGTCCGAGGAACTTATGTTCTGTATCCCCAACAGTCATTTCCGGCTTAGTGACGGTTTTTGCAAACCATACGACACCACTTCCATCTCCAACTGGGTTAGTTGCAGATCCGAATTGCACTTTCCATCTAAATTTTCTTTTTGGATCGCCGTCTCCAGCTACTAAATCTGTTCCCCAAAATGCCATGATATTATTCTCCTATATATTCTTAATTAGTGGCTTAGACAAAATCCGCACCGGTCTTGGTGATAACAAAGTCAACCACGATATATTCAATCGCACGAGCTGGTTTGATGTAGATTTTGGCATACATGATGTTGCGATCAATTAGATCAGCAGTTGTTGTTGTATCGTCAAGGATCAATTTGTAGTCAGAAAGTCCGAATCTAGACTGAACATCAGAAAGGATTGGATTAACCTGCGACTTAAAGCGGTTCCAAGTTGATTGTACATTTTGATCAAACAACAAGTTTCTAGAAATTGTAGAAACAGCAGACTTTAAGTAAAGAACCAAGCGACGGACATTAATTCTATCCAAAGCAGAAGCATCCGCTTGAAGAGTCTTTTGTCCAAAGATTACCACACCTTCAGCAGGGAAGGTAGCGATTGGATTAATGTTTACTTCATACAAAGAATCTCTCTCTTTTGAATCAAGACGTTGTCTTGCTTGAAGAACACGAGGTCCACGAGATCCACCAAGAGAACCAAGTCCTCCACGGTTAAATCCAGCAGGTGCAAACCATAATTCAGAAGATGCTTGAGATTTCGCCATTGCTCCAAGTCCAGCTACCGATGAAGGCAACCATACAAGTTGTCCACCATTCAAGTTATCTGAAACTTGTACCCAAGGGTAAAAAGCAGCAGCATAAGATGAATTGAGATTTCTTGATTTCAAAGAACTTACAGCACTTGTAACCGAACCCAATGAGCTTGAATCTGTATCGTCTGTGTCTCTTTCCGCAATTGGAGTGTAATCGTTTTCTAGATCAATAATTGCCAAAGTATCTTTTCTTGCCTCAGCAACAGAAATAATCCTGTTTGTGATTAATGGTTTCTTAATTCCCGGCATAACAAGAAGATTTGCTGGAACAACTTCAGGGTCAAGAACAGAGTCTAATGCTTTGTTCATGGTGTATTGAAGATAGTTTGTAGCATCTGCCCTAGTTGTCCCGATCAGATCATCTCTCAAAGGCTCTTTCTCTGTAATGTCCCATCCTTCAAATCCGCCATGAATAGGCATCAAGAATTGACGAACATTTTTATCGAGAAGTGCTCCAAAAGAGTTCAAGACTGAATAAGAAGTGCTAGCATCGTAAGAAAGATCTGTATAAGTTACAGTGTTCGCTGCCGTGTCAATCACGATATCATCCAAAGTAAATGTGAATGAAAGCTCGAAGTCTGCACCTGGAGTGAATGAGTCTGCTCCAACAGGAAGCCTTCTTAGATAATCACAGTAATCTGGATCATGCGAAGTTGATGTTGAGCTAATCGCTGGACGAATTCCGTAGTAAGCACGATAAGGGTCAGCAGCTCCACCTTCGATTCCGTTTGCTCTCAAAGGAATTGATGGGAATTTGTATGATGCTGTGAAATTGATAGGTCCGTTTACGAACTCATCGGCGTCACCACCGGTTGAGGGAACGGAATCGTTTCCTTTAACAAATGCACCAGCAAAATCACTTCCGTCAACACCAGGGGTTAAAGATCCTATAACCTGTCTAGAGTTACCACCACCTTCTGAGATTTCAACATTGAAGAATGGACCAGAGCTTAGAGCAGTAACTGTTACTACACCAGCACCATCAGATACCGCTCTGTAGTTTCCTATAGTATTTAGTAATGCTGCAACGGCGTCTCCGTTCAATTGGTGTGTATTTGTTGTACTGATTTTGATTGTTGCTGCTTGGGCTGTAAACTCCGTAGGAGCAGTGCCGGTTCCATTTGCAAAGGTGATTACAAAGTTGCCTAGTGTTGGATGAGCGAAAACCAATGTATCCTCATTCGCCATAGCACCGGTGTTATAGGTGACTGTGCGAGTTGACTTTGTTCCAGTTCCAGCATCTACTGTACCGAAAGCATTAGCTCCGACTGAACCATAAGCAAGAGTAAACCCTTTAGGTCGAACAGGTCCTTTGAAACCAGCAGGAAGTAATCCTTGTCCACCACCGTCTTTAATGAATTGCTTCATGTCAACATAAATGATGTCTGATTGGTTTTGGAAGTCTCCATAAGTTCTGTAGCGACGATCTGCATCGCTCCATTCTTGATATTGGTCTCCGATTCTCTTTGCGAGATAGTCAGGAGAAGATGGATTTAAGTTACATCCAACATATCGTTCTATTGTTTGGCCAGCCAAGTTCTTAACCGCTACAGTGAATGATCCAAAAGCATTGACTACTGGGTTAGCGGGTTCAGCGATTTGTTCAATAGCGATCATGTAATTCTTTTCGATTTCCTCTCCAACATGAAGAGACTTGAAGCGGAACATGTCTTGTTGTGTTTTTTCTTTTTGACACACAACATATCCAGAATAGGCTTCTTTTGCACCTTCTCTGTGATCTGACCAATCAGTCGATCCGCTAGCGAGAGGTAGAAGAACTCCATATACTTCACCAGTTGCGGCTGCCGTAAGGCTTGAAACTTCACGAGCGAATGATTCACCCAACCAGTAAGATTTTCTTTGAGTTGATTCAACTGTTGTCTCGTTAACCATTTGAGGGTTAGTGCTAAACACAGAACGAACATACTTTGAAGAATTTCTATCAAAGTTAAAAGTAAGGTTGTCTGTGAGTGTGTTCGCAGAGTCATAAATTGCTAATTTAAATTCACAATTTGATCCAATGCTTTTGATGAAAGTACCGGCTTCTTTTGTATTAGCAACACCAGTAGAAACTTTTGTTCCATCTAAGGTTATGTATCCTCTATTTGCATAAAATACAGCAGCAAGTGATCCTGTTCCCAGGTTAGTAGCACCAGATGCGACAAGAAATAGTCCATAAGCAGCACTATTGGTAGCAAAGGCATCCGTCATAGCGGAAGCACTAAGTTGCCATCCAGCATTTCCAAAACCAGAAGCTCCAGATTTTTCATCTCCAGCCAATCTAACCATTGTTACTGGTGACTCTTCAGATGCAAGCCATGCTTGTGCAGCATAAGAAGCATAAGTAGGTCCTGTCATGTTACCATCACGCCACATGTCGCCCTGTGCTCCGTTACCACCAGGAACTGGTAGTCCAAATACAGACACAAAGTCGTCAAGACTGCGGATTTTTACTGGCTTATTTGCCGGTCCTTTTCTAGTACGGCCAATGATAATTGGTCCTTCTGCATCGCGTTCAACACCGATGAAGCTTTGGTCAATCTCGCGGATTTCAATTCCGGGTGAAAGAAAATCGAATTTTTTAGCCATTGACAGTTCTCCTTAAAATTTATAAAATCATTTTTCCTATTAAATAGTTAAAGCAAATGCGAAAGTCACTTTTAAAACTCTCTAAAATCTGCGTCGTCGGACTCCCAAGGCTTCTTGTCTCCAACGATCGATCTTTCTCTTATGAGCTTTACTTCAACAATGGTTTGTTTTGTCACAATTTTTGGGGCTTCTTCGTTGGGACCATCTCCTAAGAGAAATCCAAGCACCTTTAAATTTATTGTAGTTTCAAATGAACGTTCTTCTTCTCCAAGGGTTGCTACATTGTTTCCCTGTGAGTAATCTCCATCAATAAACACTTCATATCTGTGTCCATTATGAGTTGCTATTAAAGCATTGATGTTCCCAGTCCTTGTTGCAAATGGGGTCACAAGGTCGTTAATTTGTTGTTGATACTCAGCCCTCAGTCTAATAGAATATCCAACATTGAGCCATGTTGGTATTGGACCATATACTTCATCGTATACAATCTTCTTGTTGTTGGTTGGGTAATTTTGTTGTTCTGACTCTTTTTGACTCTCGACCGAAGCAAACTTTCTTGTTGTCTGTTGCGAGATCTTTCTAAAAAGAAGCCTGGGGTGTTTTTTGTAGCCTCTTGGTCCGTCTAATTCCGGGAAGACATGTGCCTGATAGCCGCCCTTAAAGGTTGGATCTTTCGACATCGAAGATCTTTCAATCGTAATTAAGGGTAATTTTAGCTTACCAACCGAATCTCGAATGTCTTTGTCTTTTGAATTGAAAGCTCTTTCCGGAGAAATCCACAATACTGGTACTTTCTTAAAACCTGAGTTTGTTGAAGTGTGAAGGTCAAACCTATCGTTGATTAGATTATAGATTGCCGTATCAATGGTTTCAATTGTTGATGGCTCTAGTATTATTTCTTTAGCTGGCATTGAATAATCCGTCTCTAGCCCTGATACATTCGGCTGTAATTTCAAATCGAGATTCAATCTGTCCGAACAATTGCTTAGGCTCATTTAACTTTACTATCTCGTAGTAAATACTTCCATATCTTACGAAATCACCTTCTCTTACGAATAAATTTTGATCTTCGGTTAATCTTCGCTTGTGAAAGTTGACCGTTAACCCTGTTTTCTTATCGATACCGATGCCGTCCATGAAAGATGTTTCCACTCCCAAGTATTCCACCAAAGCATATACTCTGATCGGATGCAAGAAGTTCTTTTCGATGGCTTCTCCGTATAGTGGGTGGAAGTTAGTTGTTTCCAT